GTGAGGAAGATCCGCTCCGTCGCAAGCGTCAGTACTTTGTTCATTATAAGTTTTTGCCGGGTCTGGGCTTTTATGGCTTTGGGCTGCTGCATATGATAGGAGGATTGTCTCGTGCTGCAACGTCTATACTCCGTCAGCTTATCGATGCTGGTACGCTCTCGAATCTACCGGGTGGTTTCAAGGCTCGGGGGGTCCGTATTAGGAATGATGACGAGCCTGTTAATCCGGGTGAGTTTCGTGATCTTGATGCCCCTGGCGGTGATATTAGGAATGCTATTATACCTCTCCCATACAAGGAGCCTTCTGGAACGCTGGCTCAGTTACTTGGGGTGGTCGTTGATTCGGGCCGAAGATTTGCACAGGTTACGGACACAAAAGTCGCAGATGTCAACTCCAATGCTCCCGTGGGAACTACAGTGGCTCTCATCGAACAGGGATCAAAAGTAATCTCGAGCATTCACAAGCGTCTGCATTATGCTCAGAAAAACGAGTTCCGTATGCTGGCCGAGATCTTTGCCACCAATCCCATGCCTTACCCATACTCGATTGGTGCAAATGTAAATCCTGCAATCATGGCGCAGGATTTTGATGGGCGGGTGGATATCCTCCCAGTGTCTGACCCGTCCATCTTTTCTATGGCCCAGCGTTTGTCACTGGCCCAGACACAGCTTCAATTAGCGCAGGCTGCACCGCAGATGCACAACATGTATGAAGCTTACCGCCGGATGTATGATGCGCTGGATGTGAAGAACATTGACTCGATCCTGCCACCACCGCAGCCACCACAACCAAAAGACCCGGCTACGGAAAACTCGATGGCACTCAAGGGTCAGCAGTTGCAGGCATTCCCGCAGCAAGACAGCATGGCGCATATTCGTGTGCACGTTGCTATGATTCAGTCACCTGCTATACAGGCAAACCCACAAGCCTTTGGTATTTTACAGGCGCACATACAGGATCATCTGGCTATTTTTGCCCGTGATGTTATTCAGGATATGTTCGAGCAGGGTATAATGCAGGCAAAAGCACAGGGTGAGGCCATACCTCAAATTGATCCGAACGCTGTTGAAGCGGCGGTGGCACAGCAGATTGCTGATACGCTGGAGCAGCTTTCACCACTACTCAAGCCGCAAACTCCACCTGATCCTCTGGTTCAAATACGTCAGCAGGAGTTGCAGAACGATACGGCTGAGATCCAGCGTAAGATGCAGAACGATGCATTAGACTTCCAGATCGATCAGGCCAAGTTGCAGCAGGCTTACGATACGGCAATGCAGCGGCAGGCTCTGCAAGAGAAGATTGCTGCCGATAGAAACGATGTTAACATCTATCGCATCAATACACAGGCTAACTTAAAACGCGGTCAGTAAAATGGAAAACATTATAATAGCAGCCATATTAGCTGGAATGGTGCATTCGTACATCACCACCGATGACAAACAGGAAGCATTCGTAGATGAAACGAATTGGCAAAGCATAGGTAACTTCTCCGTTAAGAAGGGAGAGGTAGAGTGGGTGATGATCACCGATGACTAAAGAGTTCATTCTGGTAATTTCTATGTGGGGTTTTGACGGCTATGAATGGCAGTACATAGGAAACCAGGTTGCTCTTCAACATCCTTTTACAGAAGCTCAGTGTGTACATTTAATAGATGAAAACATGTGGAGAGCAACGTACTACAATCAGTATTACAAGATGGTGGCACACTGTTTTCCTACAGATTGTGATGGAAAGACTGCGTGTGACTGATGCCAAAACTCAGCGAGAACACAGAACTGGCTATGCCAATACGCAATTTGATTGCGTTGCTTATAGCTGCAACAGTTGGCACATGGGCTTATTTTGGAGTTATCGAACGTCTTAACACTATCGAGAACAAGCTGATTCTGATGGAAACAGATCTTAACATGAATACAGAGTTCCGTATTAAGTGGCCTAGAGGTGAGATGGGTAGTCTACCAGCCGACAGTGAACAGTTTATGATGATCGAGCATCTTGCTGGGGAGCTAGAAAAATTGGCAGAAAATATAGAATCAGGCAACGCGCCACATGATCAACAGCAAAAGCTAGTCTTAGAGTTTTACGATAGACGACTTACGAAGATTGAGGACAATATAGAAAAGTTGGTGAATCAAGAATGATTGAGATGACTTTTGTTTTGCTGTTGATGATTGGGGAAGAGCGGGTTGAATATACGCCCTATAAGAACTTGTCTGAGTGTTTGAATATACGACGCAAGATCAAACGTAATGTTGGGCATACCACGGACTTTGATAAGAAGTGGTCATGTAAACAACTCAAGGTTAGACTTGAAGCTGGCGAGATCATGGAAATCTTGGAGGACGAATGATACAGTTTTTAGGACCAATAGCTAATTTAGCTGGCACATGGCTCGAGGGCAAAGTCGAAGAGAAGAAGGCTGTGACTGGTGCGAAGGTTGCTAAAGCCCAGGCGGAAGCTGTTATAATGCAGAAGAAAGCTACCGGAGAGATTGACTGGGATCTCAAAATGGCTGATGCTTCTGCACATAGCTGGAAAGACGAGTGGTTAACAATTTTGTTCTCGATTCCGCTCATTTTGAGCTTCTGTGGTGACTGGGGCAGGGAGATAGTCACGAATGGTTTTGCCGCACTTGAGTCCATGCCGGACTACTATCAGTATACTTTGGGAACTATTGTGGCGGCTAGTTTTGGAACAAGAGCAGCGACCAAGTTTTTTGGGAAGAAGTGATGCAAAAATCCCTAGAGAGAGACAGCGATTACAACCAATACGATATGGATGGCGACGGGGTAGTTACCGACGAGGAGCTTGAACACGCCAAGGATATCAAGAAGACCGAGACTGAGCTTAGAAAAAACGTAGCGCAGTTGCGTATGGCTAGATACACTCTGATATTTATGGGGTGCTATGCGGTTTTCTTGGCATCTCCATGGTGTTCGGCGGAGAAGCTGGAAGGATTAGGCGCCGTCACAGATCTTATCTTTTTGAGTGGCGCTGGTATTGTCGGCGCGTATATGGGCACAACAGCTTGGATGAGTAAGAAATAATGGCAAAACCTAGAGCAGCACAGTTTGCAAAAGATATTGGTGTATCGACTAATCAGGCAAAAAAGCTTATAAATGAAGGACGCCGACGTAAAGACGGCGGCTCAAACATACTGGAGGCAACTATGGCTGACGCAAAAACAAAACCAGTAAAACCAGTAAAAGCAGGCATGGGAAAAGTTCTTGTGCAAGAAAAGGACAATAAGTTTGTGGCTGGCATGGGTAAAGCATACATGGCTGACCCAAGAAAAGTACAAATCAAATAATGTTTGAAGCCGTTGACAGAGTGATGAAGAACAAGCGGGGCGGGGCTGTCCCGCGTCGCACCCAGATTGGTGGGCAAGATCACATGCTGTCGTACATCACACCAACTGAAGCTGAAATATTGATGCAGCTTGGTGGATCTGGTGAGCCGGGTCCGGCGGGTATTCCTGCTTTCCCTGATTATGGTGACGATACAGGTTTCGGTGGATCTGGTGGCGGTGAAGCTGCTACTGGCGGTGGCTTCGGAGACGGCGACAAGGGCGGCGGAGATAATCAGCCAGGTGACGATTTTGATCCTCTGGCAGGTACTCAAACATATGATGCAGCGACGGGTGAGCTAACGAGTTTTGACGCTACACCGGGAACGGGTGACTATGGCGGCTATGAAGATGATGATTTCGGTTTTGCTCAACCCGGCTCCACTACCGGGGTTATTGGTGCACAACAGTCGTATAATATGGCTAACGCCATTACATTAGACAATCCTTACGGCAACAAAGGTTTTTTTACCAGAGTTTTCGGAATACCTGCAAACAAGATTAGCTATTCAAATATAATGAGTGCTAATACTCGTGCACAAATAGCCAACAATCAGTTCTCAAAGTTCGCAAATCCAACTAATCAACCCGGTAAGATTGGATACAACCCAGCATTTCCTACAGCAAAGCCAGGATTTTTAAGACCTGGTGTTCAGAAAGCAGGTTTTAATACGGCACTCGGGCCTGTTCAAGAGTTCGCTACAAAAAGAAGTCCAACAGATATGCTGGCGATAGCAGGCATTGGCGCATTGAATCCAGCGTTTGGTCTTCTGGCAGAGTCACTTACAGACACTACTTATGGATTAAAGGGAATGCCTCCACCTGATGCAGCACCACCGGGTGAGCCACAGACTTTTATGGGTCAAGCCTTCCAAGCTGGGAAGCAAGCAATAGGTGATTTCTATGACGCGGCTAAAGAAGCTATTGGAGATCTTGCAGACTTTTTGTCTCCAGAGCAGGCGCAGGCTGTTGCAACCGCTACTCCGGCGGAGCAGGAGCAAATAAAAGCAGAGTTACAAGGTCCTCCACAACTTACTCAAGACGTGACACAGGGCTTAAATCAGACAAACGTAACAACACAATTAGATTTTCCAGGGACTGCGTCTGACTACATGAGTCAAATGAGTCAGTCAGTTACTGGAAGTCTTACGGGTAAAACCCCAGCGGAAATGCAACAAGAGGCAATAGCAAAAGGATTTGCAGCGTATAATACTGCACCGACATCATCACTGGCTGATATTCAAGCACAAGCTGCCCAAGATGCTCAGAGCTTAGGTTTGGCAAGTCTTGGAACGCCCGACGAGTTAAGCGGAGTCCCCATGTCTGGAACTGTAGCGAGTACAACTTTAGGATCTCTTGTAGACGCGCTCCCAGACGCACCGTCTCTTGATATGCAAAGCATACCAGGCTTTACTCAAGATGCATTGACTAGTGCAGGCGGACAAGGTCCATTCTTTGGCGGAGATGGTCCTGATCGTCCCACACAAGAGGAGACAGAAGGAGATGAGGATCCATACTCATATGATCCGAAGATAACTGGTGGATACTATGATTACGGTCAGCCACCTACTTTTGATGATAGAATTCTTATCCCGACGGAGGAGGTTTTAAAAGACCGTTTTAATATAGTTATACCGCCAGTTTTCTCTATAGATCCGCTATAAAATTTAAAAGAACGACATGAATAAATAGCAAGGGGAACAAAATGGATGTGGTATCTTTTATAAAAGACTATCAAAAGATATTGATTAACCGTGTAGATGATATTAGTGTTTCGATCACTAGCGGTGGAGTAACAGACTGGGAAGACTACAAAGCAAGGGTTGGTGAAATACAGGGTGTCACCTATGCTCTTGATGAATTGAAGGCCCTGCTGAAGAAAGTGAAGTATATCGATGACACTGATCGTACCTGAATATGTCCTAGCGCAACGAGCCGCAAAACAAAAAGCCGAAAAAGACGCAGAAGCAAAATCCTTAAAAGATAGAATGCCACAGCCCACAGGGTGGAGGATCCTTGTCATGCCTTATATGGGCAAGGAGAAAACGGATGGTGGTGTCTATGTTCCTGACAAAGTGAGAGAACGAGAGTCACGAGCCACAGTGGTGGCTTATGTGGTCAAGCTCGGTCCTCTTGCTTATCAGGACAGGGATAAGTTTGGCGACAATGACCCTTGGTGCAAGGAGGGAGACTGGGTTTGCATTGGCAGATATGCCGGATCCAGATTCAACATCGAGGGCGGAGAGGTCCGTATTATCAATGATGACGAGGTCATCGCAACCATCGTTAATCCTGACGATGTTAAAAACTATGGAGCATAATGATGGCAGAAGCTGCAAAGAAAACTACTGATCTTTCTGGCGATCTTGAAGAGGAGCAGGGGCAAGAAGTAGAGGTAGCCGAGGAGGAGACTCAGGAAGAGCAGGCTGAACAGGAAACAGTTGAACAGGCTTCTGAGGAAGAAGAGGCTTCTGAGGATGAAAAAGAGGAAGAGCTTAATCAGTACTCAAAGAATGTTCGTGATCGCATAAGCAAGATTACTCAGAAGTATCGTGATGAAGAAGCTCAAAGAATAGCAGCGGTTGAGTTTGCTCAGAAAGTAAAAGAGCAGAATGACGAGCTTAGACAGCGGTTAACAGCACTTGATCAGTCTTACGTTGGTGAGTTTGGAACTCGTATACAATCACAGATTGATGCTGCAAAAGTGGCGTATCAGAAAGCTTATGATGAGGGCGATGCGGATGCGATGTTCGAGGCTCAGAAGAATCTGAGCAGGCTTGCTTTGGAAGAGGCACAAGTAGAGCAGGCAAAGAAAAGGCAGGAACAGCAGGCTGCTGCTCCTAAACAAGAACAGCCGCAACAACAACCACAGCAGCAGGCAGCACCAAAACCGGACCCGAAAGCAGAAGCTTGGGCGGCAAAGAACGAGTGGTTTGGTCAAGATCAAACAATGACTTACGCTGCTTTTGGTATTCATAGACAACTTATCGAAGATGAAGGGTTTGACCCATCGTCGGATGAGTACTATACTGAACTTGATCGTAGAGTCCGTTCGGAGTTTCCACAGAAGTTTGGAGGCTCCAAAGACAAAGGACCCAGAGTCGCCTCTGCTGAGTCCACGGCTTCTAAGTCGTCTACGAAAAAGGGGCGCAGAACAGTCAAGTTGACTCCTTCGCAGATTCAGATAGCGAAGAGGTTAAATGTTCCGCTCGAAGAATATGCAAAGTATGTCAAGGAGTAGTAAAATGACTGGTTCTATTAAGAGAACGCCTCGCGATGCGGAAACTCGCGCAAAGACCCAAAGGCGCAAGCCATGGGCACCTCCATCAAAACTGGAGGCTCCAGAAGCACCCGCAGGGTACAAACATCGTTGGATTCGTACAGCCATTCGTGGTGAAGATGACAAGATGAATGTGACTACAAAGATGCGTGAAGGGTGGGAACCCGTTCGTGCAGATGAATATCCAGAACTCGAGGGTAAATTTCCTACCATCGAAGAAGGTGCTCATCAGGGTGTGATAGGAGTTGGCGGTTTGATGTTGGCTAGAATACCTGAAGAAACGGTTGAAGAAAGAACTGAATACTTCCGGGAGCAGACCCGTACACAAATGGATGCCGTGGATCAAAACTTGATGAGGGAACAACATCCCTCAATGCCTATTCATTCGGATAGGAAAAGTCGTGTATCATTCGGGGGAAAGTCAAACGACTGACCCTCACATTTGGTAAGGAGTAAGCAATGGCAAACACTAATGTTGCCTTCGGCTTGAAGCCGATTAATATGCCTGGTGGCTCTCCAGCTACTCAGGGCACTAATGCATACTTCATAGACAGTGGTGCAAGCGCGATCTTCCAAGGATCAATGGTTAAAGCTGATAACGGTGGTGAAATCGTTATCTGTTCTGCTACCGGAGATACTCAAGCTCCCGTTGGTGTATTCGCTGGCTGTGAATATGTATCGTCTACAACTGGTAAGAGAGTGTTCTCAAATACATGGCCTGGTTCGGGTGCAGACACAAACTTCGATATCATCGGATTTGTGCATGATAACCCGCTTCAGCGTTTCATAATTTGTACAGACGCTACTTTTACAAATCGCGCAACTGCGATTGCTGCTATCTTCGAGAACTCTCAGTTCGATAGCGGTGCAAGCGGTAGCACAACCACAGGTATTTCTAGTGCAAAGCTTGATGTTGCTACTCTGGATTCTTCTAATGCTTCTCTTCCTCTGAAGATTGTGGGCATTCATGATGATCCTGAGAACGAGGACTTCACTGCTGCTGGTATTCCTATGATTGTGATGCTTAACAATCACGCTCTGCTTCAGTCTGATTCTGAAGCGGCTATTTCATAAGGGAGTGTAGATATGGCTATTTCTCGCGCACAACTCGCCAAAGAATTAGAGCCGGGTCTAAACGCTCTCTTTGGTATGGAATATGGACGTTATGAGGGTCAACACGCGGAGATCTTCGACACCGAGGCATCTGATCGGGCGTTTGAAGAAGAGGTGATGTTGTCAGGATTCGGCGCTGCTCCTGTTAAACAGGAAGGTGCAGGCGTAGCATTTGACGATGCGAACGAATCTTTCACTGCTCGTTACAACCACGAGACAGTGGCAATGGCTTTCTCAATCACTGAAGAAGCTGTTGAAGACAACCTGTATGACCGTCTGGCTTCACGCTATACTCGTGCACTTGCACGTTCTATGGCACACACAAAGCAGGTTAAAGCTGCTGCTATCCTGAACAATGCGTTTACTGCTGGTGCTTCTGCTGGTGGTGACGGTGTTGCTCTTTGTGATGCATCACATCCATTGACATCAGGTGGCACATTCAACAACGAGCCAAGCACTGCTGCTGACCTTAATGAGACTTCTTTGGAAGACGCATTAATCAGCATCGCTGGATTTGTTGATGAGCGTGGCTTGATCATTGCTCTTCGTGGAATGAAGCTGATTGTCCCACGTCAACTGCAATTTGTTGCAGAGCGTCTGCTCGTATCGAACCTACGGGTTGGAACAGCAGATAACGATGTCAACGCTATCAAGTCAATGGGTATGCTTCCTGAAGG